CCGACATGGTTCTATGTGATTGGAACGGCAATCGACAGGGGGGAGTTACCCGCAATCAAGCACTGGAGCAAGGTTCGCGTCACGCCACCCAAGGACATCACAGTGGACTCTGGTCGCGATTCCGAGGCGAACCGTAGGGATGTGAGAATGGGTCTGAAACTTCCCACGGACTCTTATGAGGAACAGGGGCAGGACTTCCTTGAGTCGATGGAAACCAAGGCCAAGCTCATCAAGGCAGTCGAAGAGATTGCCGAGCGCGAAGGCGTGGATCCAAACCAGTTATTCGACTTCATGGTCACCGCAGACGGCAAGGCGAAGCAGGGATCCAGCGGCACCGCTCCTTCCGCCGGGAATCCCGAATGATTCACGGATGACATGGACGGAAGGGGTAGATGAAATCCCAGAAGATCCTTGTCGCAATTGGTCCGCCCCAGGGCGGAAAATCCACGTTCTGTGATCACGTTGCCGGATTCGGCAGGGTGTCCTTCGCCACACCTCTCTATGAGATGCTGTCCTGCGTCCTTGGGAGGGCGGAGGTGGCCCGAATGAGAGCCGACAACACCAAGGGGGATCCACTCCCTCGTCTCGGCGGGAAATCGCTTCGGGAAGCCCTGCAGACGCTCGGCACCGAATGGGGCCGCCAGATGATGCACGAGGACATCTGGGTGGATGTGCTGCTTGGCGAGTGGGCTGCGTTCCCCCACGCATGCCTTGCTATCGACGATCTGCGATTCCCTAACGAGTACGACAAGTGCAAAGAGATGGGAGCGGTGTTCGTTCGCATGATGCCGCACGAGGAACTGCGGAAGAATGGGTGGGACGGGCACGAAAGCGAGAGCTACTGGCGCACCTTCAAGTGCCATGCGGAATGTCGGTGGGATACCAGGGAGGAGATTGTTGAGTTTGCCAAGGGATTCGATTTCGAGTCCTTTCGGGGATTGGAGCCGGAAATGTGAAATTCCCGCTTAAGCGGGAATTTTGACAGGCACCAATTTGGCAGATGGACAAGGCTACCCTCCTCAACTCGAACTGGGCAATCACGCCCGAGGCACTCAAGGAGATTGCCTCCTACGACTTTATCAAGCTGGACGACGCAGTTCGCAGCCAGATCTCCACTTCCGAAAATGATGGCGAAAGGGCCGGATCCTACAAGGAGCAACTAGCCTCCTTCATGCGCCAGTTCGAGGAGCAACTATACGTGAGCGAGGGGGGAATCGCCACGCTTGAGATCTCCGGACCACTTATGCCAAACCCAGGTCCGGCTGCCCGGTATTTCATGGATGCGGCAGATTCCATACGAATTGCACACCTGATCCAAACGGCAACCAAGTCCCCCGAGATCAACCAACTCATCCTCCTGATCAACTCTCCGGGGGGAATGGTGGTGGGCACCCCCGAGATCGGTGCTGCTGTCCGTGAGTTCAATGCTGCAGGGAAAACCTCCTACGCCTTTGCTGATACCATGATGGCATCCGCAGCCTACTGGATTGGAAGTCAGGCGACGAAGCTCTATTCGACAAGTTCAGCCATCATTGGCTCAATCGGAGTGCTTCGTCCGCATGTAGATGCCTCCGGTCTTCACGACAAGATGGGACTGAAAGTGGAGGTGTTTCGCGCCGGAAAGCACAAGGTTGCCGGAGCGATGGGAACCTCACTCACAGAAGAGCAGCGGCAGCATATCCAGGACGGCGTAGACAAATGCCATGAGGAGTTTCGATCGAACGTGACCCGTGTCCGAAAAATCGCCAAGGAACATATGGAGGGGCAGGTGTTCTACGGGGCGGATGCCATGGAGAATGGACTTATAGACCGGGTCATATCCAACTGCGAACCAATCTATCGAGCCGCGAAAGCTATTTCGGATGAGAATATGAGCATGGTTGCGGTTGACACTGATACAGATTCAATGAAAAACCAACCCTCACCCGTGGAAAACGCCGAGGACGACCTCAAGATTGAGGATGTTGTCGCTGAGAGCGATGAACTCAGTTCTCGGATCGAAGAACTCGAAAGCTCGGCAGAGTCCAAGGATGCTGAGATTGCCGAACTCAAGTCCAAGGTCGAAGACCTTGAGTCCAAGCAGGAGGAGTCGAGCACCAAGATCGAGCAACTCACGCAGGATCGTGATGAGGCCATCTCCGAGAAGGAGTCGCTTCAGGAGGATTTTGATCAGAGAGTCTCCGAGGCCGCTGAAGTTCGTGCCGAAGAACTCGCCGAAGAGAAGGCTGCGAAGCTTGCCGCCGACTCGGGCACTGATCCCGCTCCCGTTGGAGCCGGGGAAAACAGTGATGAGAACTTCGCCGGAATGAGCGAGTCCGAACTCTGGGCCGAGTGTTCCAAGATCGAAAACTCCGATGAGAAGCGCGCATTCTACGTGAAGCACATCCAATCCCGCTTCTGATTTTCACCCCCGAGATGCGCATCACTTGTGCATCTCATTCAAAACCAAACCAACCCACAAACCCAGTAACCAACCATGGCTACCAATACACTGAATGGTGTGAACCTCACGAAGATCTCCCAGGTTTCGCTTGATGTTCTCACGACTGAGGGGGTGCCGCTGTCCGCTTTCACAACGGACTTCAGCGATGACGCCCTTCCCAAGGGAGAGACGATCACGACTCGTTTCGCGACCGTTCCCTCCACCCAGGACTTCGATTCTTCGAAGGCTACCTCCAATTCCGCAACCACTGCGCGCTCCGTCACTCTCGACGATTACCGTGGTGTGTCCATCGGATTCAAGGACACGGAGATCACCTATTCTCCCGTCCAACTTGCAGACCTCTTCGTCCGTCCGGCGATCAGTGCTCTCTGCGACTACGTGATCAATGCCGCGCTCACCAATGTGACGAACGCGAATGGATTCACGGATGTGCAGACGACTGCTGCTGGTGCGTTCGATGCTGATGTCGTTGCTGACCTCGCCGAAGGTCTTTCTACCCGAAAGGTTCCTAAAGGCAATCGTACGCTCCTTATCAAGCCCACCTACATGGCGGCACTTGCGAAGGACAACCAGGTCACGGCTGCCTCTGATGGTCCTGCTGGTGTGGATCCGATCCGCAATCATGCTCTCCCCCGCATCCACGGATTCAATGTCCTCGAGTACAACGGGACGATCCCGGCGAACTCCGAGAACATGGAAGGACTCGCTTGCGGTCAGCAGGGTCTGATCATCGCGGCTCGCCAAGTTGTCGAACCCCCGAGCAACACTTGGTATGGCAACGTCGAGAACATCACGGATCCGAGCACGGGTCTTCCGATTCAGATTCGTGAATACTACGACGGAACCGAACTCCGCTACGAGTTCTCGATCCTCTTCGGCACCGCAGTTGGCATTGCTGATTACGTCACCCGAATCGCCTCTGCTTAATAGGTAGAGCACAACTCTCGCAAGGGGCGGACGGCAATTCCGTCCGCCCCTTTTTTTCTTACTAAACAATTTTACGAAAGGGCAACCCCATGGCTCTCACAGGAGTAGATCAAGACGCCCAAGGCACCCACATCGGTTCGAACACCGGATACTGAATCAATGACATCGTCAAGGCTCTCAAGCAACTTGGCGTATTCGCCGAATAATCGGCACCGCAACCGGATACCATAACGCAGATATCAATGGAAAAGACCAGCATGACCGTTGCCTTCAAGGGCGACAAGATGGAAGTCCTCGCCACAGGGGACGTAATGGACTGCCTCACGGCATACGACGAAGCAAAAGCAGACGAGTCTTATGACTTCGTAGGCATGCTTCGCAAACCGACTTGGCACAAGCGATCCACGCCGAAGCGCAGCCTTGAACTCACCCTCCAGCGGAGGAAGAACGAGGAGGCTCGGGCCGCTCGTGAAGCTGAGTATGCCAAGGAGGAAGAGGCTCGCCTTCAGGCCAAGCTGGAGGCACTTCGCGCCCAGCGGGATATCGAGGCAGCCAAGGCAGACCTGAAGAAGGAAGATGCCAAGGCTGCGAATGATGCCAAGAACGCCAAGCTCCAGGAGATGGAGAAGAAGCAGAGGGAATCGCGCATCGAGGAGGCTCTCGAGAATCAGGTTGCCGTTGAATCGGACAAGGGACTCGCTCCCTCCACCGAGGATGAGCGCGCAGCCTTGAAGGGCGCTCCCAAGAAGAAGACTGCGAAGAAGAAGTAAGAATTTCCTCCCCGCGCTAGCCCCGCCTCTCGAGTCTCACTCCTCGGGGGCGGGGCTTTTTCTTGTCCGTTGACATGTCTGGAATGGTGTAGATGCCGACAAAGATCCAGCAACTGCTTGCCCGTGATGCGAGGCAGATCATCGCTCAAATCGGGGATACCGCAGAGTGGGGTGGCAAAACCTACGATTGCGTCCTCAGTGAACCGGATGTGGATGTGGACTTGGAGGAGGGCGGATTCATGCCCACCGGGGACTTCACCCTTAAGTTCCTCCGCGCTGACTTCCAAGGGGGGGCAGGTCCATTCCCTGGGAACAACGATCGGGTCATTTACGATGGATCCATTTACAAAATTACATCCTGCGTAAACAAGAAAGACTCGCCCTACATCAAACTCTCGATCGCCAAATAATGAACCATATCACGGAGCGAGCATTCAAGGCATGGCTGGAAGCAGAGGGTGTTGCAATCAGAATCTACACCGGACTGACCGGAGAGGAGATTCCAGCAGACGACCAGATCATCAGTTGCTATGCGGAAGGATCGGAGCATGTCGTCGGACCCCTTCACAAGGTGAAGGTAAAGATCATTCTTGCCACCCCTCCCCACATCGATTCGAACGACGACGAGTCCGTTGCGTTGGATGCCCACAGGGATGTTCTGGCAACACTCCGCGACTGCGTGGAAAAGATCGACGAGGGAACGGCGCAGCTTGAGACTGTCTTCAACTCCACCACTGGCAACACGTTCTCCGGCGGATGGATGGAGGGGGAGGATGAAGCGGTGGATGATGCCCGGTGGGTGACCACCATCAACTATACCTGCGGCGTCACGCTTGGTGGTTGACAACTCTTGTCTGGATATGGCAGCGCACGTAGGCATCGACAATACTGCGGGAGTTCTC